TACGAGAGAAGTTAAACAGCGCCGGATTTATTAACACTTACCGAGAAGACCCGCCTTACAACACGATTGTGTATCGTAATGGCGCACTGGGGCTTAACTGGGAACAGGAGAAGCGGAAGTTTTATGCCGAGTCAGGCTTAAAGCACTGGTCAGGCGATTGGTAAGAGTATGAGAAGTGATCCACGTTTTTGTTTTAATAATGACCATAGGTGGCGTCGAGGTAGCCAATGATGACTGTCGTGAGGCTATGTGCTTCCGTAGTATCGACACCTGTAACGAGTTTGCCGCAAAACTAAGACAGAGAGGTTCACCCAGCACCTCTATAGGGATCACAGCGTACTGCAAGCCAATACTGGTAGACCCGACTCAAGACGGGGTGAAAATCTACTAATGGCCGTAGAGATCATCACAGCAGTACAAGCGTGTGCCTCTGCCTACCGCTTCATGAAGACGGCGGTGACTGAAGGTCGAGAGCTGGGTGACATGACCAGAGCTTTGAGCAAGTTCTGGGATGCCCGAGAAGAAGTCAGCATACTGGAGCAGAAAGCCACCAACCCCAGCAAGATAGAAAAGCTGTTTGGTGGCAAGTCTGTTGAGAGTCAGGCTCTGGAGATCACGCTTCAGAAGAAGAAAGCAGAGCAGTTAGAGAAAGAACTGAAAGACCTGTTCTACTGGACGGGCAACGCCAATCTCTGGCATGACATGATTAAAGAACGGGCTAGGATACGGAATATGCGTATTGCCGAAGCCAAACAGAAAGCGCAATCAAGAGCGGCAATGATCGACATAGCTGCAATATTAGGGACATTTACAGTCATCTTTGTGGTGGTTATGGCAATTACTAGCGTAGCGGTAGAGTGATGGAATATCAGTTGTTGTTTAACATAGTTATAGCGGTGGCCGGATTCCTTGGTGGGGTGCTGGTTAATCGCTTGTTTGGCACGTTAGATAAAATAAATGACGAGCTTAAACTTATACCTGAGAAATATGTTGCCAAGGATGACTACCGCGAGGACATCCGTGAAATCAAAGAGATGCTGGGTGCTATTTTCAAGCGCCTAGAAGGAAAAGCTGACAAATGAAACTTGATCCCGTACTGCTCAATATGGCCTGTAGCTGGGCTATGAAGGCTTACAATGACAAGAACAAAGATACCATTAAGGTCGAAAACAAAGTAACGGGAGCCACAGCGTTTGTCATAAAACGCAAGTCTATAGACGTTATTGCCTTCCGAGGCACTCAAAAGAAAGCAAACGATATCCTGACCGACATGCTCGTAGTCCCAGTGCCGTATGTTGGAAGACTATGCCACGGTGGGTTCGTAGCCCAGCATGCCTCAATATGGGGCAAAATCAAAAAGCATCTAGACCCCAAGAAACGTACCCTGATAACCGGACATAGCCTCGGTGGTGCGTTAGCGGAGCTGTCTGCGGCCAAACTGAACGGCAAGCACGACAATATAAATCTCATAACCTTTGGTAAGCCAAATGTCTTCTTCAAAGGTTTCAAGCGCCCAATGAAGCTCGATACTCAGATATCCTGTGTGCAGGGCAGCGATATGGTGGCTAGAGTCCCTCGACTCTGCTATGGCCCCTCTAAATCCCAAGACATGCTGTATTTCAGCAACACTGGCGGGACTTTTATCAACCCAGAAAAAAGTTTCCGCATAGCGGATCGAGGTGGTCTAAAAGACCGAGTTACCGATCATTTTATGGACGGCTACAAAGCATCGTTAACCCGTTTTCTTGAGGAGGAGAACAAATGAGAATCCTAGCTATCGCAATGCTGCTGACCCTATCAAGCTGCACATCTGTACAGGGCGTGATCGACAACAAAGAAATCGACTGCTCGCAGTTTTACAAGGGTATCCGTGCTGTTGGCCGATCTGCTCTGTCTGCTACAGCAGGTGTAGTGGTGCCTGATGTCTGTGACACTATCGACGAGATCGTTGCGGAGGAAAACGCCGACGGCGTAGACAAAAGCGATAGCTGATCTTAGGTTAATCATCCAACTGGTGCTGCTATTCAAATGAAACTAGGCTCTCTGCTCAAATCCCTTGCTCCCACGGTAGCCTCTGCTGCTGGTGGGCCTATGGCCGGTATGGCAATCAAGATGGTGGCCAGCAAAATCGGAGTCCCAGACGCTGGGGTTGAGCAGATTGAGAAGATACTGGAGACGCAGCCCGAGAAGGCGATGCTTGTAAAGCAGGCAGATACTGACTTCAAAGACCGGATTCGAGAGCTTGAGATTGACCTAGAGTCATTCAAGACTGAGGTCGAAGACCGAAAGGATGCTAGGCGCGTGTTTGGGGATGACCCGACACCGAAGATATTTGCCGTAATTAGCCTGCTGGGGTTCCTTGCTTATATCTTTATGGTCACTATACAGCCGCCTGACGCCAATGATGACGGGGTGGTGAACCTCGTGTTGGGATACCTCGGGGGCCTTGTTTCGGGTATTAGCGCGTTTTTCTTCGGCGGGTCTAATGGCAAGAAGTGATATGGAAAAGCTGGTTGCAATGCTCAAGCGTCACGAGGGCGAAGTGGTTACCAATGGCCGTCATGTGGCCTATAAATGCCCTGAGGGCTACTGGACGCTGGGCATTGGGCGTAATATTGACCCAGAAAACGGCATTGGGCTATCTGATGAAGAAGTTGATTTTCTGCTCGAGAACGATATAGCCCGCGTAATCAAGGAGTTAGCTGCAGAATACCCGTGGTTTAACGACTTAGATGATGTCCGAAAAGATGCTATGATCGATATTGCCTGTAACCTCGGAGCAACGCGCCTGAGAGGGTTTAGAAAGGCACTGGCCGCTATGGAAGTGGCCGATTATGCAACTGCTGCAACTGAGTTTTTAGATTCTCGCTGGGCAAAACAGGTCGGTGGTCGGGCTTTAGAGCTTACAGACATGATTGCAACCGGCGAATACGTGGAATGATGCGATGGCTTATTTCAGATTGGCGTTGGCGCCCGGTATCGACAAGCAGAACACTGAGTACGGCGCCGAAGGCGGCTGGACCGACTGCGACAACGTGCGCTTTCGTTATGGGTTGCCTGAAAAAATAGGCGGCTGGGAAGAGTTTACTGACACCACATCAAACTACCTTGTAGGCAGACCTTCTGACATATTCACTTGGACGAGCTTGACTGGCATTCCGTATGTCATGATTGGCACGCACAAGAAGCTCTACATCAACACAGGTGGCGCGTGGTATGACGTGACACCTATCCGAGTAACCACTGCAGCCGGGGACGTTACTTTCTCAGCATCTGCAGGCTCTGCAATCATTACGGTCACCGACGCCTCTCACGGTGCTTTTGAGGGCGATTTTGTTACCTTTTCCGGCGCTGTTTCCCTTGGTGGCCAGATCACTGCTGATATTCTTAACAGCGAGTACGAGATCACTGAAATCTTGACCACAGACACGTATACTATTACTGCCCCAGTCAATGCGGATGGGTCAGATACAGGTAATGGCGGTGCTTCTGTTGTGGGTGAGTATCAGATCAATACCGGCTCTGACATCAGCTTTTTCGACTTTGGCTGGGGCACTGGTACTTGGGGCGCTTCTACATGGGGCACACCCAGATCAGGCGTCACAGGAATCAGCCTTGCTGCACGGGTATGGCAATTCGATAACTTCGGTGAAGATGTTATCTGTCAGCTGCAGGACGGCAAGACTTTCCGCTGGGATTTAAGTGCAGGCGTCAGCAGCCGCGCTTTTGAGGTCACCAACGCTCCGACAAAAAACAAATTTGCCTTGGTTTCTACACCAGACAGGCATCTAGTCCTTTTTGGCACGGAGACCACTATAGGCGACTCTTCAACTCAGGACCCGATGTTTGTTCGGTTCTCGGACCAAGAAGACATCAACACCTTTGTTGAAAGTGCGACCAACACCGCTGGCGGCCAGCGTCTTACTGACGGTAATGAGATCGTGACGGCCATCAGATCGCGTGGTCAGATACTGATAATCACCGACACGTCGCTACATGGCATGCAGTTTATCGGACCTCCGTATACCTTTGGATTTAACCAGCTGGGCGCCAACTGCGGCTGCTCCGGACCACATGCTGCGATTGACGTGAATGGCGTGGCTTTCTGGATGGGCATCGAGGCTTTTTACGTGTTCGACGGTACGGTCAAGAAGTTACCGTCTACCGTGCAGGACTACGTGTATGAGGACATCAATCTTATTCAGAAGAACAAAATATATGCCGGTCTGAACAGTCAGTTCAACGAGGTGACGTGGTTCTACTGCAGTAAGGAAAGTGACTACATTGATCGCTGCGTGACCTACAACTATGTCGAAAACACATGGGCCATTGGCACGCTATCCCGCACCGCATGGCGCGATTACGGTGCCTTTGACCAGCCTTTTGGTGCTGACTACGACCCAAATGGCACAGAAAGCACGATCACCACTATCTACGGGCTGACGGCAGGCCGCTCTCAGGTTTACCAGCATGAGAAAGGTATCAACGCCGATGGTGAGCCTTTGTCCGCGTTTATCACGTCAGGCTACTTTGACATAGGAGACGGGGATAACATGATGTTGATGCGGAAGTTCATACCGGACTTCAAGGACCAACAGGGTGACCTGACGGTAAATCTTTTCCTGCGGGCCTATCCGCAAGCATCGGCGACCAACAGCTCGCTAGACCCTTACACTATTTCACCTACAACAGAGAAAGTAGACACCCGAGCGCGTGGGCGGCAGATATCGCTTAAAATTACCAGCGACGAGCTTAACACCGACTGGCGTTATGGCACGCTGCGCGTGGATATCCAGCCGGATGGCCTCAGATGAGCAAAATTACCAATGTTCGTCTGCCCAACGCGGCCACAGGCGAATACAATCCTGAGCAGTTCAACCAGCTGGTCAGATCGCTGGAACAGATTGTGTTTCAGCTCAACAACACTTACACGCCAATTACGAGCGAGAACTCACTGGCGGCAATCTCTTGGTTCGAGAGCAGAGGAGGAGAGGAAGACGTGACAGGACCAACCCCAGTATATCCTTCCGGTCCCGCCGCTGATGCTTTTGGCCGTACCAGAGTAAGCCCTCCTTTTACGTTATTCGACAGCCAGAGCCGTTATCAGGACTCGGGTAACTTCGACACGTCTACTAGTGGTGGTGGTTCAACAACCTATGACGTTAATGCAAGCACCACGGAGCTTGATGTCGGCACCGCCTCTGGGGACGAGGTAATCCGTCAAACCAAGCGAGTTTTCCCATATCAGCCCGGTAAAAGCCTGCTGGTCATGAACACCTTTGTGTTTGATGAGGCTAAAACTAACCTCAGGCAGCGGGTAGGTTACTTTTCTAGCGAAAACGGTGTATTTCTTGAGCAGGACGACGACACGGTCTATCTGGTGATGCGGACCTATACCTCTGGCTCTGCGGTAGACACGAGAATAGCCCAGTCCAGCTGGAACGGTGATACCTTTGACGGTAATGGCGCCAGCGAGGTTACGCTGGACCTGACCAAATCACAGATACTGTGGCAGGATTTTGAGTGGCTTGGCGTTGGTTCAGTGCGCTGTGGCTTCGTGATCAATGGCCAGCTTATCGTGGCGCATACGTTTCATAACGCTAACGTCAATGCCAGCGTCTACATGACCACGGCTATCTTGCCTATTCGATACGAGATCACTAACACTGGCACCGTGGCCTCTAGCTCACAGCTGAAGCAGATATGCTCTTCGGTTGTATCCGAGGGCGGCTACCAGTCAAGAGTCGCCAAGGGCTGTGCCCGAATGACCACTGACACCAGTGTCGGCACGAGTTTCGAGCCTCTGGTCACCATACGATTGGCTTCTGACCGTCTTGACGCGGTGGTTTTACCTGCGGGATTACCTGTATTGCCTAGCGGCACTAGCCCAGATGACTATGAGATTGCTCTGATACGCAATGCCACGTTGACTGGGGCGTCTTACAACACCACCGACTTTGCCAACGTGGACTATGACACAAGCGCCACGGCTCTTTCTGGTGGTGAAATCTTGAATGTGCAGTACCTGAGCGGCACCAATCAAAGCGCCTCAGGCATTGGCCTGACTTTTGATTACAACTTTGATCTGCAGCTGGGCAGGACAATCGCCGGAACTAGCGATACACTGACCCTTGCAGCCCGCGTATTTGCTGGCACTAACGACATCATCGGCACTTTTGAGTTCTACGATCTGACATGAGCAATCGTTACCTACATCAG